GCCTCTGGCAGCGTTTAGGGCGGCAGATGAGGATTTATATTACCCAACCTGCGCGGCCCTTTACGGGCCGTCTGGCGGCCTTTAGCCCTTATCCGATTTGATGCCGTTAAGCTGTTCGAGTGTCTGCCGCAGCTTATCATACCCAAACATTGCGGCGTATGCGACGAAGATACCCAGGATAACAGCGCCGACCACCAGATACCAAACGATGGCGGTTCCTGTGATGCTGCAAAAGGCGAAGAAGGCCAGCAGGGTCACGACCATCGCCACCAGGAAGGCCAGGACGTTGGTGGGGATTTTCCCCCAGGTCAACTTCTTCAGCACCTCGACGATGATGTTGGTGACGATCATCAACACCAGCACCAGGGGCAGGATGATGGCAACAGCCACGGGAATGTTCTGAATGATAGTTTGCATGGTAGTTTCCTCCTCAAATTTTCTTACAGTAGTCCAGAGACACCCAGCCTAAACCGGACTTCAGTTTGCCCCACTTCGTCGCGCCCCGGCCTGTGGCCTCGCTGACGATAGTGTAGACACCGGGCTTGATGGCGCTCTGAACGATGGCGGTATCCGTGCCAGGGCCCTTGCGGATGCGAAGATCAGTGGCAGTGATGCGAACCTTGTAGGGAACGGAGCTTACCGGGGTGGTAGGCACTGGGGCCGGAGCTGCGCCCAGCTTGGCGTTGACCTTTGCAGCGATGTCGCCCAGGCGCTCATAGATGTAGTCGCCGGGGCAGGCTTTCGCTGCAAACCAGCGATGCACCGTCATGTTCTGCTTGGCGGGTTTGCCCACCAGGGTCTTGTCGCCGCTCCACAGCAGCTTCGGGATGCCGTTACGCCGGCAGATGTCAGCGCACAGTTCGATCAGAGCAGCCATCGCCTTGTCGGTGATGGCGTAAGGGTGGGTGGTGTCACTGACGACCTCGATGGTGACAGCCTGATAGTCGTTGGAGGACCCGGAGATGCCGTTGACCTTCATCGTTCCCCCGGTACACCAGGAGCGGTCCTTCTCCTCCACGCACAGGCCGATGTCGCCGTCTTTGCCCACAACGTAGTTGCAGGATGCCTGTTTGGAGCTGGGCTGAAACACCTCGCACCCGCGCTTTGCCGTAACCTGCCCGACAAAACAGTGAATGGTGATAGTGTCGATGGCGTGATTGCGATTGGGTGTTCTGTTCGGCGAGATCATCGTGACCGTCGCCAGGGGGCTATTCGTAAAACCCACGTTTGTACCTCCTTTTTCAGTCGTGGCTACGGGCGTAGCCGGTGTGACCCCTTTACAGCAAGGGGCGGGATTGTAGATGAAGCCCAGGAACTTATAGCCGCTTCCCTGGCCCCAGTTGCCGTCACCCTTCTTCCGGGTCTGTGTCCAAAATGGTTTTTTGGCGTTCCACCCGCTTTCAGAGGTGACAATTTCCGTGGCACTGATGATTTTCTCCACGATAGCGACATGGCCCGCGCCGTCAGTACCAGCCAGTGTAGCGCCCTTCTGCCAGACCATACAGGCCCCCAGCCTCGGTTCCTGACCAACATCCAAGCCCTCCGCGTACTGGATGAAGTTTTCAGCGTTCACAGGCCGCAGATACCGACAGCAGCCTTCGCCTACGATCTCATTGAAACGACCGTAAGCATATCCAACACAGTTCGCCAACACGTTACAACCGGTGTCGGTAGGACTTCCCTGGATGGCGGCTGAGTAGCCCCCTGCGGCCTTCGTGATGTAATATTTGTTCCCGGCGCTCGGTCGGGTCAGCCTTGGGGTAAAGTTCATCCCTTGCCTCCTTCATCTTCCGGCGGCTCGGCTTTGTGTCCTCTGTCGGGCCAGTTGTTGTTCTTGCTCAGGTTCTCTACCGCAGATTTAATGCAGTAAGCCAGCACCACACCGATGATCTCAGTGACAGCCACCTGGGACAGCCCCTCCGCAATCTGCATCTTCTCTTTCCACGCAAGGTAGTAAGAGAACCACACCCATGCGATACCGTTGCCGAGGCAGACCCAAATCACCAGCTTGGTCATCTCGAAGTGGAACTTGCGGCGCTCCCGTGGGGCGGCGCGTTTCGCCTGCGTTTTCTTTCGGTTGTCACGGGCCTTCTTTTCGAGAGGCACCAGAACAAACCGGGTGAGAGCCGCAGACAGCAGCACTGCAACTGCGATAATCAGCGCAATCTTCACGGCGATTCCTCCTCATCCTTGCCCCGTACATGGCTGTCCGGGAGGAAGTCGTGCTTTTTCTGTCGCTCTTTATAGACCTCCCGGATATTCTCGATAGCGAGAACAGCTCGGTTATTCGGATAGTCCGGGTGCTCTCGGCAATACTCCTCATAGGCGTCGATCTCACCCAGGGCCTCGATAAACTCCTCTTTCGTGTGCCCAATATCCCGGAGCAACTCGTTATTGAAGTGCAGGATGCGGGCTCGATGTCCTTCTGCGGTACGTCGGTCGTCCATCTCAATATGGGCATCCAGCTTTTTCTCGATGGACGCCAAGCCCATCGCTTTCCCGATGGCCTTCGCCAGCCAGGACCACGGATTGATTTTGACGGGGGCAATCTGCACTAAGGTCATAAGAACCAGTAGAAGACTGCCCCCGCCAGTCAAAAGCTCTTGGAGATTCATCCACTCATTCCTCCGTTCAGTAGCAATTTCACATGGATTGGTAACGCTGAAGCCGCCTCCAATAACGGAAGCGGCTTCATTTATACCAGCGATTCAGTTTTTGATAACAGCGCCCACCAGCGCGGCTATGTGGTGCAGGTCGCACACCGGGGCGTTGTAGAAATCGAAGTTCCAAATCCAGTAGTCCTCATGCTCCGGGCGCTTATACTTCTGGCACAGCTTGTCGGACCAGACCTTATCCCATCGAGCTTGATGCGCCGCATCCTGCTTTTCCAGAGCCCCCGTGATGGCGGCTACCAGCCGTCCACGTTCTGAGCCCATGCCGTCGTCGTTCTGGCTGAAGCAGTCGTAGGCAATTTGGCTGGTATCAGCGCAAGCCGGCGACCCTTTCCACATCAAAAAACCGCCTTGGGTTTCCAAGACGGAGCCGTAGGGGATATTCACCTGTTGTCCGTTGCAGCCCTTGAACCGCGCCCTCCGACGGGCGACATACTGGGTATACGCCATAGCTTACTCCTCCTCCACAACTTCCGTCCAGCCGTAGGTTCCCGGCTCCCACACGTTTCCATCGGTATCGCTGATCCAGTGCTTTTCCAGATGGCTCACCTTCGCCCCGGCGGAGTAGGCGTCGTGCGCTCCGATGGGCTGGCTCCACGCAGGCCACTCCTCTGCCGGATCGGAGGTGAGGGCCCACAGGCTTGCCGCCGCCTCCGGGTTCCAGTCCTCCTGGGAGGTGTGATCCTTCACGCAGCGGTACAGCTTCTCACCATAGCGTCGGATATTGCCAGCCTTGTAATTGACGGGGTAGGCCCAGGGAGCGAACAGATCAGCGTGTTCCGCTGCCGTTGCATCGTCCGCCATCGTGACGAACATAATCCCGCCTGCCTCTGTGGTCTTGATGATCTCCGCCCCGGCATCCGTCGCTTCCAGCATGACAGTTTCCAGGCCCGGCAGCTCGGCCCGCCCCAACAGGTGGTACTGCACACCCGCAAAAGCGATGCCCGAAGCCTCCGGCTCCGGGCACAAAACAAAGCTGCCATTTTCAGCTTTCCTGATATAGTTGGGAGCTTCGGTCATGCCGATGCTCACCCCGTTTTTGGTAATTCTGAACATTTCGCACCTCCAAAAAAGATAGCGTGATATAGCCGCCGCAATCGGAGCAGCCGCCCGTGGTCGTTGTAATTCCGGTAATATGCGCTTTGACACTCCATGAACTGTTCTACCTCAGAGAGCGGGCGTTTACCCTCCTTGAACTCTCGGTGGAACAGCTTCAGCTTACGCCGCGCCCGCTTCACACCGTCGCGGCTTCCGTTGACCGTGATCTTCCCGGTGGGGCCAAGGGTGAACCGAGCCTTGCAGAAGCGAAACGGCTTTGTGAGTGGAATGATCTTGCATTTGCGCTTGTTCACCCAGATGCCCAGGGCCTCAAAGCGACGCACCATCTCCCGGATCACAGCCTTTAACTGCTCCTCATCAGGCATGATGATGTAGTAATCGTCCATATAGTGCCCAGCACAGTGGACACCCATCTGGCACTTCAGCCAGTTATCTACCGCGCTGGGCAGGGCCACCATCTCCTGCTGAGATGGTTCTACGCCCAGGGGCATCCCGCGCTCAGGCGCGGTGCTGGGAGCATACTGAACCACTGTGTCCGCCGCCCAGCGTAAATCGGGATTCAGTATAAGCTGTTGGTGCCGGTTATAGAGAAGCCAGCGTGGAGCATTTGGGAAGAATCCTTTCAAGTCCAGCAGTCCGACTGCACCGGTTCTGCCATACCGACGATAGTGCCAGGAGAGATGCTGCTTGACACGCCGAAATTGCCAATGCAGGCCCTTGTCCTTCTGGCTGGCCCCATTGTCATAGATCATGCAAGGGCTGTATAGCGGGACAAGGACCTCGTTGCAAAGGGTTTTGTGGGTTTGCCTGTCAGTGACGTGTGGTGCATCTATCGGGCGCACCTTGCCACGCTCGCAAAGAGTGAAGTGAACGCACTTCTGCGGTTTCCAGATTTTATCCAAGACCTGCCGACGCCGTTTAGCTGTACCGGAGAAAAGGTGTGTTTCAAAGTTTTGAACACTCTGTTTCCACCTTACTCCGTTACAGCATTTTCGGCCATATCGGAACATTTTGCGATAGGAGAAAACCTTGTCGATTGGCCCGAGAGCATCAGACCGGGCTTGCTTCTTCACTTGCCGCCTTGCTTTGCGGCGCTGATACCGGGCCTCCCGGCGTTCTTGGCTTGTCATAATAAGAGTATTCGCCTTTCGTACAGATAAGTTGTAGGGTGTCCTCTAATCTGCTTTGCCCGTACACATGAAATGAGGTTAGACACATAGCCCCACCATGCAAGTAGCGTCCGTGTAAAGGCATCAAAAGAGAGGGTATCGGCTATTCATCATAGGTTATACCCCCTTCTGCTCTCCCGAGCAGAGCAGTTTTATGGATTTGAACCAAGGGAAGTGTAACTCCTTTTACATCGGTTGTCTTTCACCTGAGAATCAAAAATAGATCCTCTGCTACTCCGTTTAACCGTGTATTGTAAAATCCGGCGCGCACCCCAGCCGAGTAGTAGGCGTTATTGTTGTTGTTGTTGCCGTCCGTCCAGACGCATTGGAAGTTATTGTTGTTGTTGTAATTAGGGGAACGGCACCACCACCACACGGCGGAACGACACATTAACAGTTACACACCCAATCTGTAATCAGTGCTTTAACCGCTGTCCAACATCTTTGATTGCTCCTTTCAAAAGCTCATTCTCTTTGTCGATCAGCTCGCCGAGGCTCTGCGACATTTTGTCCAGTTTTTCCTCCGCGTCTTTCGGTTTTACAGGCTTTCCCGCCGCTGTGGTAAAGCAGCCCTCGGGGTTCTGACTGCAAACTAAGTAGCAGTGGGTCAGCCGCACATCCAGGGCCATCAGGGAGGCCGAGCTTCCAGCAGGTGGGCCTTCCGCATCTCCACTCGCTGAATGTCCGAGGGGAAAATGCTGTTGGCCTTCTCCGCATGGTCGATGATCTCACCCGCCAGCTTCGCAGTCGGCTCGGCAAGCAGCCGGGAATACCTTGCAGAAAGGCGGGTCAAGAAGTTCAGTGTCTCGACATAAATCTGGTTGGCCGTGTTGATGAACTCGGCCTTACTGGTCGTCCGTTTTTGTTTGAGTACCGACATTCTTTTGTCCTTCCACAGTAATTTTTCCTTGTTCTGTCTCGATTTCCTCCAAGTGCTTCAGCAGGACAAATTCGATATAGTTCGTCATAGACCGGTGCTCAATCGTGGCGAGCGCCCCGATCTTGTCAAATACTTCATCAGAAAGGCGCAGAGTGAACACGCGCTTATTTGTTCCCATGCTCGACCCTCCTTTACCTATACACGACTATTATACGGTGGTTTTTAGCCGTTGTATGCAGTCTAAGACCTGTCGAGTGATAGCACTTTGACGGAAAAGGCCAAATTTCAAAAATCGCGTCGGGCGCTTACGCGCCCGATTATTTT